CAGCTTGAATCAGTTCGTAGTACTGACGTGGGTTCAGGACAGCGCAACGGCCATCGCTAGAAACACCCTTCTCATCCATTGCAGCGGCTGCGTCATAGAAAGCAGCAATCAATGCGGTAGAAGAGAAAGCATCAGATTCGTTAGTAGTAGCACCAACACGGATCTGAGTACCGCCTGGCTCTACGAAGTTAGTTGCACTAACTGGAGATGCTGCACGAGCACCGCGAGCAATAGCGCGGAAGATCAAGCGGTCATATTTTTCTGCCAAGGCGTAGCCGATTTTGCGGCTGATCTCCGAGCGCAGATCGTAATGAGAGAGAGTCTCGTCAAGGTCATAGACGAAAGCTGAACTGATCAGCAGGTCGTCAACCGTGACGGTCTTCTCTGCCACTGGAGGCGCACCATCGGAGTTACCGAGAATTGCATTTCCAGGGGTGTGATACTCAGCCGTTGTACGACCGGTATAGATGAACTGCAATGACTTGCCGTTCTTAAGTGTACGCTTCATCACAAGATCGCGAGCGATTGCATTGTGCTGGAAGCCTTTGAACATCTCACCAGAGAAGAGCTTGAGATACAAAGCTCGCTTATCACCGGAAAGATTAGATTGACCTAGATTAACCTGGCTGGTTGTTAGGTCTGAAGACTGATGTGCCATTGTTTTGTAGAGAGTTAATATGTACGACTCTCAAAGATCTTTGAGTAATATTCAATTGTATTGTGGTCTATCCCACCGTCTAGACGACTAAGGGTATCCCTCGTAAGGGGCCGAAGCCAATAGTGAAGAGAGGAATTGCACCTCTCTAAAGATCTATCTCACTTGGTGTATTTTACACCGCGATAGCAATAAGTCTTGCCTTGCACAGTAACCTCCTAAGGAAGCCCCATAAACCCCGTTCCATGCTTATGGTGTCATGCGTCCATTGCTTCATTAAACGATACTTCCAATAGTAATCTATCTAAATCACTTTTTAATTTCATAAGTGCTATTTGTTCTGAAGGATCACCACCAGGCCATGTTTCTAGATAGTTGGATACAGACTTATGTACTAAAAGTATCCAAGAGTTATTTACTGTTAAACCATATTGTTCCATGAATCAATGAATGAACGGACGTGTGTAAGGGTGGCTCTGAGTTTTTCCAGTCTCAGATCCGTAACCATTCCTTGGGAGTTTTCAAGGAAAAATCAGATATTATCAAGCCTCTGAGGGGGCTCTTTAAACTGCCAGTAGAGATAATGTTTTACTTCTATAAAGATACATAGAGACAAAACAAATATGAGACCCCACTTAACCATATTTCTTTTTAGATTTTTTCTTGGCTAGTGGTGGTAGCTGAGGCCCAGTCTTCTTCAGGAAGGTATCACGTTCATGCTTGTTATCAGTACTCTTACCTTTGTCATAGATCTTTTTGCCACGCTGTGCGCCCCTATGACCTGGCCCAATATCCATGGATTGAGCAGTAAAGTTACTATCGAATGCCTTTTGGTCTACTTTCTTTTTTTGCATCAGTATTTCTTAGAAGAAGGTTTCTTTGCTGTCTTTGCTGCACGTTTAAAATTGGCTGCGGTAGGAGCACCTTTGGCTCCAGCCTTACGCATCTTCTCTCCACTGCCTTCAGCGATACGCTTTTTTTTAGCGTGGATATTTGAATATAATCCTTTAGCCATTAGAAGTTATATTTCACTCCAACTTTGGTGCCGTAGCTATTTACGTCGTCGAACGCTGCAGACAACTCACCGTAAATGGAGACACGATCAGTTGCTTGGATAGAACCACCAACCTTGCCAGTCAGTTTAGTTTCTTCTTCACCACCATCAGGAGCAAAGATGCTGGGACCGGCTTGTACATAGTACGAACCGAAATCAGTACTACTTTCATAACCAAGATGGAAGTCAGTTACATGACCACCGAAATTAGAACCAGTAAAACCAGCATTATTTTCAAGGTTTACATAAGGTCCAGCAACAGCCGGAGCTCCCAATGCAGCGGCAGAGAGAATAGCGATAAATTTTTTCATTGTAAAATTAAATAGTTTGGTTAGAAATTAACGTTTGAACTTTCAAGCTTTGCCATCACCTCTTGGCGATAGGCAGGATCACGGTCATACCGTGGATCTTGCATTGCGGAAACCACTTCTGCTTGACTCTTGAAACCTTTTTGATTACTTGTAGGTGCCTTGCCTTGTAGTAGATTCCCATCTACACCAACAGCATCTTTGTATCGATAAGACAATGCTTGCATAGCAAAGTATGCAGCACCAGCATTACCAGTATCCATTACAGAGTCATACATGCTGATTTCTTGTTCACTAAGACTGCTGTTTGCCCACTGCATCATTTGTGAATAAGTTTCTTCTCCGCCTACAGAGTTCTTTAGGCTGGATGCGTCTGACTCGCTCAGCGTCTGTTTCTCTTGACTATTGTTATATCTATAATCAAGATACATTTTAGCTAGATCTTCAGGCTTAGCTTGAGCAATTTGTTTCAGTGTCTCTTCTGAAAACTCTCCTTTTGATTCCTCATATAGCCGATCAAATAGTGATGAGTCACCTGAATTTTCTTCACTAGCTTCTTCTTCTTCAGATTCTGGATTTGTTTCAGCCTCCGTGTTTTCCTTAGGAGTACCTAGTTTTTTTTGGAGTGAAATGTAAGCAGCTTCAAGCTCTTCAGCATTTTTATATTTACCAGCAAGCATTGTCTCTTGCTGCTGTTCCATCTCTTCTCCAATCTGCAGAGACTCTTGTTCGTCTGCATTTAGTTCTCCCTGACTATTCTCGTCAGAGAGCATTGACATTACTTCTGCCATATATTACTTATTAAATTGGTGGTTGTTGTTGCTGTTGCTGTTGCATCATTGCCATTTCTTGTGCCTGTAACTCACCATTTTTTGATGGATCCATTCCAGGCGTCTTCATAGCTTCAACTTGCATTTGTTGCTGTTGCATAGCCATCTGTTGTTGCATCAACCCAGCTTGTTCTTGCTGTACCTCTTGCATTGAACGTACAAGATTAAGTACATCAATACCCTGAGATGCTGCTAGACGTTTGATAACCTCATCTGTATTGATGAATTGTGAAATGGCATCAGGCCCAAGTGTCTGCGCAAGTGTTGTAAGGAATTGACCAAGACTTTCTCTGTCTTGTCCACGACCTAGTGCGTTAATACCTGCAACAATGGTTGGCTTGACAATATTTTTAGGAATCTTGGGGATCTCACCTTTCTTTTGTGAATCTGCAAGTTTCCTGTTTAGGTATGGTACTAAGAAGTCAACTGTAAGTAGGCTGAAAAGTCCGCCAAGTTGCTGCTCTAACTCCATCTGTGTCATACGTACTTCTTCAGCAGTAGTACGTTCTGACTGTCTGATGTTCAATACTAAGAATGCATCACTTATACGACGTTCCAGTGTGGCTGCCATATCATAAGCAGTTCTAAAATCAGCTGTCTTACCAACTTGTATGACGCCAATGTCATCAGGCCTGCCTTGAATGATGGCACCATTGCCAGCAGCTGCGAGCGTGGAAGGCTTAGTGGTACTGGATGGTGATACTGTAAATACCACTTTTGCAGCAGCTGCAGAGCCTTCTACTAGTGCCTGAGATAGCCCTTCAAGTGACTTTAAATCACCAATGAATTGACCAACTCTCCCACGACCGTAGCCTTCACCATCGACTGTATTAAAGCGTAGTGGAATCCAAGGATTAATATCAATAGGCGCCTTGCCTTGTGATTCTTTCAGTACCTTATCATTTACCTCTTGATGCCAGATGTACCTATTGTTATCGCGCTTAATATGCGTGTAAACATCTACATCATCACTGTACTCGTTTTCGTCTGCTACTTGATTAGTTTCTAGTACCTCTTTAGGCAGTTGACTCTCAATCAAATCTTTTGAAATACGTTCTTTGGTTACTATTTCAATCACTTGACCGTTGCCATCTCGATCGATCACGTAGCGATTCAAAGGGTATACCTTTAGTCCATACTTACTCATATAAACTAGAGCGTTACCAGCGACTACAAGATGTAGTAATGCTTGGTGAACAGCAACCCGATCGTCAGATGCAGAGATAGATTCCAGAATAATTCTTTCTACTTTTGCAAAGGAGAGATCAAGTTCTGATTTCATCTCTGGAGGAAACTCCTCACCGAGTTGACTTTCATCTAGTTGTAACTTAAAGAAGCTAGTCTGTACAGGTAGTAATGCAAGCATTAACTTACTTGCTAATGTCACACAACCTTTTGCCCCAACCGATTGGAAAGGTGTTTTAAGTTGTGCCATACCCGACACATGCTCTTCATGCCCACGGATTAAATATGGAAGGGTAAGCTCTGATGCTTGACGTGCCTCTTCTAGGAATTGGGAACGGTCGCTTGCTAAATAGTCATACCTTGTTCTTGCTGACATTTAATTTATTTAAATATTAAGTGATTTGATCCGTAATCCTTCGCGTCCAAATGAGCCTTGAGTACCCTGACGACGTAGTGCTGCAGCTTGTGTGCTATTAGCAACACCAGCTCCTTTTACCCCTAATACACTTTCACGTTTTGTTGGATTTTGAGCAGCAGCAAACTGTTTTTGTTGCTCAGTCAAAGTATTTTGCATATCCAATAAATTAGTTTGATATGATTGTTGCTGATCAAACATTTGCTTATTAACTGCTTCCATGCGTGAGTCAAAACTACTTTGCATAGCTGCTAATTGTTCATTTCTTGCATTAATCTCTGCCTGTTGCTGGGCTTTCGATGCTGCGAGTGCTGCCGCCTGTTGCCTTTCTTGCCCCGCTGCAGCTGAAATCTGTTGATACAATTCACCTGCGCCATATCGGTTCTGATGTAATTGTCCACTATTACTATTGATCCAATTTAGAATTTCTTGATTACTCATACCTGAACTAAGGTTTGCGTAGTAATCTGCGTGACCAAATAGGTTGCTTGCGCCGTGAGAAGTGTTCATGATTGTAAATTAGTTTAGTTTTCTTCCATGTATTTAATGACCCATTCAACGACATCACGTTGTCCTGATCTATACATGATTTTTGAATGCGAATCTTCTGGCGAAGGATTCACTGGTGGAAAAGCTTCTTCTAATTGATGTACTAAACCGCGAGCTTGCATGCCCACGGTCTCAAGCATATTGAGGGAGGTTGACATTGCTATGTTCAAAGAATGCTGGCATCCGTGCTGACTTGGTAAAAGAAAGCTCGGGAGCTTTGCCTTCGTACATCAAGCGATCACTAGAATCAAGCCAAAATTTTTTATCCAAATATTTATCAGTAGTATTAATACCTAGGGGTTGCATTACCCAATTGATAGTTGCCTTGCGGAGTTTATCAAGACTAGGGCTGATATCAAGCCCCAGCTCCCGACAAACAAGACTATTGGCAGCAACGTGAATTTGCTCATCTCTACTTATATCTGCACTAACCGTTCGCATTCCAGCGTCACCATTAGCGCGGAAGAATGGTAGAAGAACGAAGAAAATCGCACGTTCGGCGACCATCGCTTTGAGGATTGTGTGATCAGGATGCGAAGTCCAAGCTTCCCTGAGCTTGATAGCTTCCGATTCAGCTTTTTCGTCAACCCCGTAAGAATTGGCAATGTAACCAAGTGCCAGGTCGTGATTTTCCTCGTCGGTGATATTTGATTCCAGTAACTCCCTCGATAGAATTGGTACGTCGGTAGCCAGTCCATCACGGATAAAATCTCCCACAGGTAGTTCCATGTGTCGCAACGCAAGAGCACGGAGTACCGCCCCTTCCGCCCCTTCCTTGCATAATCCGGCAGTCGTCTGTACCGGTGTCCATTTTCTTTTTCTGTTTAGTAGTTTTTGATAAGGATTTAGTCTCATTCTTGACAGTCACATGTAAGTTCATTGGTTAAAATATCCTCTAAATAATTCTCGACATCTTCTGCATCAAGTGCAGCATATGCATCTGTTTTATCTTGAGTATCACCCATTACTTGTAATGAATAATATAGAGAGGTTTGCGGAGACCGAAGCCACTCTTCCACGAATTCATTATCGTAGGTTACTGAATCACTCCAAGAGTTGAAACTGTATCCATGAAGAAGTCCTGTGCGATCAAGTAATGTGATCATTCCGTCAGCCACTTGCTTATAAGCATCCCAGCCAACTTCTGAAGCAATTTCTACATCGCCATAGTTATATGTTTGTACACCAAATGTACCGCTATCACGATCAACGGTTCTACTGATCGGCGGTGCAATCTCTGGTGTTGCAGTAAAGCCATCTAGATCTCTTGACCTATAGCTACACGATGCAGTCGGTGCAATAGCAAAAGCACGGGCCATATTATATTCCCTTGCAATTGCTGCAGCTCCTTCAACACCCGAAGCAATCTCAGACACCAACTCAAAGGCTGGTGTACGCACGATTTCACCACGATTGTATTGACTTAAAGCATTACCAAATTGCCTATAAGTTATGCCGTACCTTCGTAGCAAGTTGGCAAGTCCAAGCATTCCAAGCCCGACTTGTCTGTCAACTTTTGGTGAGAGGTATTCTCCGCTAGCATCAATGCCAGTTGCAGCGTGGAGGGCACACAATTCGGACATACCTTCAGCAAAAGCTCTCGTGATATTCCCGAACTCACAGGCAGATAGATTGACATGCTGAAGCAAGCAAGTTCCGCGTGAGGGCAAGTAAACTTCCAGGCATACGTTGCCTCTGATTCTGTTTCCTTCATTGTCATACTTAACTTTGTTTAGCCAGATGTCACCGGACTTGATTCCATAAAGAAGCTCTTCCTTAAACGTACAATCCTGCCACCACTCTTCAGTGATGTTGATGCATCGTTTGACCCAAGGTAGTTCCGATCTAGGAGTAGTAATAAAGTCAAGAGCATCGGGGTGATTGAGCGAAATATGCAGAACAATCGCACCATTTTTGTAAACACCACCTCTACGAAGTATTTCATTTAAGGTGCTATAAATTTTACCGAAACTTACAGGGCCAGATGCAGTAACACCTGACGGTCGCTGATGACCTTTAGGGTCAAGTTTGTCTAGGTGAATAGCACAACCTGCACCGTACCTAAGAGCATGTGAAGCAAACCTCCAGCTAGCCTCAATACCATTCGGTCCTTCCATTTCATTTTCAACTACAAATACAGTGCAGCTGACAGGAAGTCGTCCTGTTGGATCATCAATCCAAGATTGTACCCGACCTGTGCGGGAGATTAAATT